TGAGCTAAATACAATATGAGACCTTTATGCCAATGCGGACAAAGACCTGCTGCTATTAATTACAAAAAAGGAAATAGAACTTACTATCGTAAGCTCTGTGAAACCTGTTTGCGTAATGGACTAGGTCACGGAGTACCTAAATGGAAGCAAGCAGGGTATAAAAAGTTAGACACTTGTGAGAAGTGTAACTATACATCAAAACACGCTGAACAATTTAATGTATTTCACATTGATGGAAATTTAGAGAATTGTCGTCCTAGTAACTTAAAAACAATTTGTGCTAACTGTCAGCGAATTCTTCAAAAGGACGGGGTGCGCTGGAAACAAGGTGACCTAGTCCCCGATTTCTAAAAATAGTACGAACTAATACATCTACGTTTCTTTCTAATCTTTTTAAATCGCCATTATTATCAATAGTGTAATCACACATCCATTGTTCAATGCTCATTGAGCTAGGATCTTCCTTAGGCAAATGATCTGTACGATCTACCCAAATAGCATAGTCAAAGATTTCTTCGTTTTGCATGGCAAAGAATTCACGTTTATTACGCAGTCCACAGTATATTTGATTTTGTGCAAACAGGTTGCGTCCAAGGCGTGCCAAATCATCTTTACAGTAATCGTGGATCATATTGTACCATAGTTCTCGATGATTGTGTCGATCTGCATAACACTCTTCTTCGTTAGCGTAACCGTACTTGTCTTTTAAATCATTGAATATAAAAAGCTCTGAACAGAATTTAGAACTTGATTGAAATGTGTAACCGTACTTCTCTAACATTTCGCAGACGGTATCTTTGCCATGACGACCATGGCCAACTACTAATAACTTTGGTAACACTAACTATGGCTCCTATAAAATATAAGTTATATTATAATAGGATCTGGACCTTTTGTCAAGTGTTTTTTACTTTTTTGAGCTTGTCGTTTTGCCCAGGCTGCTTCAAACCCAATCTCATGGACACACGCTTCGTGGTTACCCCATAAGCGTCTAAAATAAGATTCATACGTGTCCATTATTTCTTTTTCTTGCCAAGATTCGGGAATCAGCATACCTTTGACCATCCAATAGTAACGATTTGCTTCTTTGAGTTGAAAGTATGTCATACTGTATTTACAGTAGACTTAGATTATAGCGTTAACATTAACCGATAGTAAAGCCGTATCCAACACCACCTGACACTGCTGTTGAAACTTCTTGTTCTAGTTTTTCCATTTCACTTTGTGCTTCAGCTTTTAGTGTATCACCATTAAGTGTTGATCCGCCTTGTGGGCCAGCAATCGTAGCAAACTTACCACGTGCTTCGCCTAACATAAATTTACAACTAGCAAGTGTGTAATCTTTAATCCATTGCTTTGCTAGATAATCGTCTAATAATGCTTCGTCTGAACGATAGTTGTAAACATAAAGAAGTAAATCTTCTTCTGCTCTTGGACGTTGTAGTAGTGTTAGTTGTTTAGTTTGTGTATTCCATTTAAATTCAATAAACGAACCAAACATACGTCCTACTAATTCTTGGTATTGTGAGAACATGTCGTATGTTGCTAGTCCTCCCATATTAGAACTTGCTAACAAGTATGTGTTTGTATATGCCATGTTGAACGGTTCAAACAATGTGCCGCCATCGCCGCCACCTGTTCTCGAACCAATTGATCTACGGAATAACTTTCTAACTTCTACCACTTCTTTAGGAAGTGTGTACGTGTTTTGATCTATAATAGTAGGCATAAACATGTATGATTCTTCAACACTATTATCACTGCGTTGTCTAAATTTAGACAGTGCTTTGTTTAAAGCAGTTTCGTAATGAATAGGATCTAATTCAACATCAACCATGCCTCCGCCAAGAAAGGCGTGTACGTAATCAAAAATCTCTTGTTTCTGTGTTGCTAAGTTTGCCATATTATAGAAGTTCTCCATATGTATTTATCTAACGATAAATATGTATATGCCAAGACTATCGTTATACAAACCAGAGAAGGGCAAAGACTACGAATTTCTAGATCGACAGATTCTAGAGATGTTTACTGTGGGCGGTACAGACTTACACGTTCACAAGTATCTAGGTCCTGATAATCCAGATGAAGCAGATGCTACTGCTGACCAGCCTCGTTACGATGCTGTAAAAGAAACAAACATACAAGACTTACTGTTTTTAGAGAACAGAGATAGAAAGTATGATCCAAACATTTATACAATGCGTGGCATTTATAATGTGCAAGATGTAGACTTTAACTTATCACAGTTTGGTATGTTTTTAGATAACGATACATTATTTTTAACAATACACATTAATAGCAGTGTAAAGACACTTGGTAGAAAGATTATGCCCGGTGACGTGCTTGAACTGCCTCATATGAAAGACGAGTATGCACTTAATGATTACAAAGTTGCATTAAAACGTTTTTATGTTGTAGAGGATGTTAACCGTGCTAGTGAAGGATTTACTCCTACATGGTATCCTCACTTATACAGACTAAAACTAAAACAAATTGTTGATAGTCAAGAATTTAAAGAGATACTTGATCTTCCAGCAGACGAATATAATGATAACGGCGACACATTAAGAGATATGCTTTCTACATATGAGAAAGAAATGCAAATTAATGATGCTGTAGTTAATCAAGCAGAAGCAGATGCACCTAGATCAGGTTATGATATAAGTCATTACTATAATCTAGAAGTAACATCAACTGAAACAGGCAGTGATGTACAAGTAACACAAGTAAACAGTGATACAACTAGTGCTCCTCCAAGTAAGCCAGGATATGATGGTTACTTACTTGGTTCAGACGGTGCACCAAACGGATCTAGCTTTGGACATGGAATTAAGTTTCCAGATGTTCCAACAGAAGGTGATTATTTCTTACGTACAGACTTTTTACCGCAACGTATGTTCCGTTATGATGGTAGTAAGTGGGTCAAGTATGCAGATTCTCAGAGAATGACAATGACAAATACAAACGACAGACTACATCAGAAAGGTACGTTTGTTAATAATAACAAATATACATATACTAATAAAGTTAAACAAGACAGTAAAGTATTTACAAAAGGAACTACTGTAATTCTTACTGATATAGATTATCCTATAACTGCAAATTACTTAGAATTAAAATTTGAAGTTTACTCTAAGCATTTTGTACTAGCAGATGAAACTACTTTAATAACTGACAACGGCGGCAAAGTACAAATTAATCTTGAAGCAGTTGACGCATTAGAATATGCAGGCCAATGGTCCGTTATATTCTGGAATGATAGAGAGAACGAAAGACAGAGTCTTAGCCAGGCTCTTAGACCTAGGGCAGATAACTAATGCAACATTTTTACGACGGACAGATAAGACGATACCTAACACAACTTGTAAGAATGTTTAGTGGGTTTTCGTATCAAGACGGCAAAGGCAATTTAACACAAATTCCTGTAATGTACGGTGATATTACTAGACAAGTTGGTAGTATTATTAGAGATAACTCCGAGAACAAAATACCAAGTGCGCCTCGCATGGGAATATATGTAGGCGGGTTAGAATTAGATCGTACACGTTTAGCAGATAGCAGTTATACTAATAAAGTTAATATTAGAGAACGTGCTTTTGACGAATCAGGTAACGAATATCTTAATAAGTCTGGTAAAAACTATACTGTTGAGCGTTTAATGCCGACTCCATATACACTTACAGTTAATGTAGATTTATGGAGTACAAACACAGATCAAAAATTACAAATACTTGAACAAATATTAATGTTGTTTAATCCTAGTTTAGAATTACAAACTACAGACAACTACTTAGACTGGACAAGTTTGAGTGTTGTTAATATGGACGGAATTACTTGGAGTAGTAGAAGTATTCCAGCAGGAACAGAAACAGAAATTGATGTTGCTACAATGACATTTACTACACCTATTTTTATTAGTCCTCCTGCTAAAGTTAAACGCCTTGGTGTTGTTACTGATATTATTAATAGAATTGCAGGTAGTGTAGATGACTTACTCGAAGAACTAGGCGATCCATCTGCACCGGCTGTAGCAATGGACAATACTAACCAAAACGGTAAGTCTAATGTTAGAACAGGTCTTGCTGTTACTGACACAGGCGAAATACAAAGAATTAAACAAAGCAGTGATTGGCAGTTAGGAACATCTTTAATTGCTATTAGGAAGACAGCCTATCAAAACACTGAGCTGCTTGTAATGAATAATACACTACAATTAATTACTAAGGGTATACTAGGTGCTAAAACATGGCCAGAATTTATAGAAGCATTTCCTGATACATTTGTTGACGGTGTGTCACAAATAATATTAGGTAGATCAGATTGGCCTTATGACATTGTAGGTACTATTGCTGTAGATCAAACCAATCCTAAACAAGCAATCGTAAACTGGGACGAAGATACACTTCCAACTGATACTATTATTACAAGTGATCTTGGCTCAAGAAGTAAAATAGATTATATTATTGATCCTACAAAATCAAATCCATTAGATCTTATTAATACAACACCAAGACCTAGAATACTATTATTAGGACCAATTGGCGATCCTATTAACACAGATGGAGCAGATGCTTGGAAGAACAATGACAATTCAGACTTTATTGCTGATATGAATGACATTGTTGAGTGGGATGGCTCTAAATGGAATATTATATTTGATGCGTCTGAATCTGCAGACAGTACTACAACATACACTACTAACCTAAACACAGGTGTTCAATACAAATTTAATCAAGGTGAATGGTTATTGAGCTTCGAAGGCGAATATCCAAACGGCGCTTGGCGCATTGAATTCTAGTATAATTACTAGTATGAACGAGATAGTTTGTAGTGGTGCATTATTTTATGCACTAGATACTAGTAGATTTTTATTTTTGCACAGAGCTCAAGGCAAGCACAAGAATATGTGGGGACTTGTTGGCGGAACCAACGAAGGTGTTGAAACACCTTGGGAAGGTTTAAAGAGAGAAATTCAAGAAGAAATTGGTGACTTACCTACAATCAAAAAAACTATTCCGTTAGAAACATTTGTATCTAATGATACACGTTTTAAATTTCACACATATCTCGCAATTATCAATAATGAATTTATACCACAACTAAATAATGAGCATAACGGATATGCGTGGGTAAGTTTTGGTAATTGGCCAAAAAGTTTACATCATGGATTACGTAATACCCTACAAAGTAAGAACAATTTAAGTAAATTAAATACTGTATTACAAGTAGTAAATTTATTGGAGGATCAATAATGGCAGCTTTTATAAAAGAAATGCCTCGCTTTAAGAAAGATTGTGAATACTACACCAGTATTATTGAGAAGATGCCTATTGGCGCAAATAAACAAAAGTTAGAATCAATATACACTGACTTTTTATTAAAAGTAGAAGCGGTGGACAGCAGCGTCCACGATATGGCAACTGGTATGGTTGCTGTTGGATTGCAACACGGTACCTATGTAGAAGAACTTAAAAAAGTTAGATTACGTTTAGATTCAGAAATTAAAAAAGTTGCAAAAAATGTCTTGGATAAAAAATAAGTTCGGAGACAAGGTCTTTGAATCAATTTCTAAACTAGCAGAAGATGTAGTTGCAGATGACGACTTGCATAAAACAAGATACAACATCTGCAACGACTGCGATAAATTAAATAAGATGAAATTTTGTAACGAATGTGGCTGTTATATGCCTGTTAAATCAAAATTTAAAATTTTCAACTGCCCACTTCAAAAGTGGTAGCATCAATAATTGACGACACTATAGTATTACTGTCAAAATCTAAACTAATAATATCGCCCACACGATTAATTTTAGCAGAGTTATCTAACATACAATTATTAACAGTAAAACTTTTATTAGTAATCCAGTGTTCAGGATCAATTGTAAATTTATAATTCTGACGATCTATACTAAAGTCAGGAATATTTTCTTCAGCACTTTTAATTTTATCAATATGGTCTATTTTTTCATAAGACGTTGATCTACACTGAACATTAATTAGATAAAAGCCCGGGCCATAAAGACTTTCTAAATTTTCTACACTACCCTTGCCAATCATTCCTAAAGACTTATATTCTTTTATGTCGTCTTTAGAGAAATGTAATATAGTATGTCCAACTGGCTTCCATAAAGGCGTTGCACCGTTAACAAAATCTAACCATAGATTAATTTCGTCAAAACTAAAACTGCCAATTAGAATATCATTTCTGTATCCCATACCACGACTCCAAAAATTCTGCATGGTTAGGAAATAGTTCTAGTTGTTGTTCTGTAACAAAATTGTACTTGTCCCAAACCATTTTACCGTACTCTAATACTTCTTTAGGTACTTCTATATCAACGTTATCATATGCACCTAACCCATATAATAATTGGAACCATTGTCCTGCATGAAACATTGTATATAAACCTTGTTCATTTAATAGTTTAGGAGGATTAGGAACAAACTTACTTAACACACCAGCAGCACTTGACGGAATTTGTATGTTGTGTACTGCTTCCCAAAAAGGTGTGTCATTCTTTTTAGCAAAATGATAATGTAAAAATACAAAATCAATAATTTCTCTTACAAGTGTATTATAGTCTTCGCTTAGTTTACTAGCAACTTCGTCGCTATAATAACCTTGAGTTTCATTTAACGCTCTAGTTAAACTTTGTACACCTTTAGTTGTAAATGTAATACCTGTTGCTTCTAGTGGTTCAACAAATGCTGCTGCAAGTCCTGTAGCAAATACATTCTTTAAAGCAATGTTTGCGTGTGTGCCAGTTTTCATAGTTAAATGATTAGCAGGTTGATCCCATTCACCAATAGCACTACGGAGTTCAAATTCTGCTTCTTCAGGTGATATAAATTTATCACTATAAACGTATCCATTACCTATTCTACTAAATGTAGGAATAGTCCAACGCCAGCCAGCATCCATTGCTGTTGCTTTTGTATACGGGTGCATTTCATCTGCTTTATTTGTATAGTCTGTTGGCATTGCTACTGCACGATTACATAATAAAATATGATCAATTGGCACAAAAGGTTCGCCTAGTGTTTTTTCTAACAGTAAACTTTGAAACCCTGTACAGTCAATATACAAGTCTCCGCTTAGTATTCCATTTTCTTTTGTTTGTAAACCAATTACACCTTCGTCGTTGTGATATACTTCTGTTATTTCGTCATCATAATATGTAATTAAAGGTTTAACTTTTTGTGATAACATTTCAACAATATCGTTTGCTCTAAAATGCACTGCGTCCCATGTATCATATAAACTATGTGCATAATCTAATTTTTCATTATGATACTTAGGACTTTTATTTGCTTTACCTAAACGATATGACGGAATCCAATCTACAAATTCTTTTTTATCTTTCTTTGAACCTAATACGTAATCAGACATTAATACATTGTTACCTAATACACCAACATCTGAAGTATCATTATCGACAAATACTGCATTGTCTGCCCAGCCATCTAATTCAACACCTAGTTTAAATGTTGCGTCTGCAATAGGCATCCAGTCTTTAAGTTCTAATCCACACTCTTCTAAAAACTTTGCAGTAAAAGGTTGTGTTCCTTCACCTACGCCAATTATTCCTTTTTTAGTAGATTCGATTAGTGTAATTTTTACACTGGGTGGTAGATTATTACGTAGATGTGCTGCTGCCATCCAACCTGCACTTCCGCCACCTGCGACTATAATATTGTTAATAATTCTATTCATTAAAACTTTGTCACCACGTAAATGTTATATTTGTCTGTTTGCTCTTGGTATTTAATTTTATAACTTTTACTTTTAATTACTTCTGATAAATCGTTTATGTCAATTAATGTAAAAGTTTGATCTGCTATATTATCTATGTTATTAAAATATTGTTGTAAATCGTCTTTAACAACGTGATTTAAAATTATACTTGGACGCATACGTAGTAACTCGGGTGTTAATTCGTGTAATTCAACTTCAAGTGTTTTAAAGTTTTTTACATTTGCTTCGTGTAAATTTTTAAACAACTTGCTTTTATTACTAGTTGGCTTTACTTGTTCAACATCGTCAATAATATTAACTACGTTATAATTGTCTAAAGCAATACCAAATGAGTTAGTATTCTTTAGTGCTTGTGCAAACAGTTCTCCACTACCAGAACCTATTTCTAAATATCTAGCATCTGACAGTTTGTTTAATTGATTTAATAATACTGCTAAATCAAATTTATTTTCTTTGATAATACTGCTAAATCTATCTTTTGTTTTTGTACTTACTACACGATCACAGTAATTACAATCCCAACAATCAAACTTACAGTTTTTAATTTTTTGTCGCCATGCATTAATTGGAGAGCCTTCAATGTGCATTTCTGACAAATACTCATTATAATTGTCCCACATAATTTCTTTGCCTTCTGCAAAGTTTTTTACTATTTCTATAGTTTCAAATAAACGAGGAACACTTTCTCTACCATGCATTTTAAATACATCAATACCAAGGTCAATATATTCTAACCAGTCTTCTCTCCAAGGACTAAAGTTTGCTTTTTTAAGAACGTGTCCCGGATCATCTCTATCCCATGCAGGGCAACTAAACGCACTTAAATCTGTCATAAAGTATGTAGGTTGTAATGCGTCACTTCGTGTATTGTTATACTGAAAGTGTTCATCTTGTACAGGACAATTACCCCAACAATGTTCATTTGCTAATAAACTTAATTTAAAGTTAGGATTGATATTTTCTAAAATGTATTCTTTTGCTTTTTTAATACGTAATAGTTGATCTCTATCACGCATTAAATCTCTATCTAAATTAACATAATCAAATCCTGCTTCTGCACATTTAATTACTTCGTTAGGACGTTGTACATTACGTAAGATAGTATTCTTTATAAAAAGCTCAGGAAATTCTTTTTTAATTTTACCATTTAATAACCATATAGTATGTGGTAATGTTACTGTTCTAATACCCCGTTCATATAAAGGTTTAAAATGTTCTATCCAAAGATCTAATAAATCTTCTCTCGGCGGGACTTCAATATTATTATAGGTAGCACTAAGAGGTATTCCAAGTTTTTCTTGGAACATCATACTATTATGAATTAAATCAGTTGCTTGATTTTTATCAAACACATCGCCCATTGCATCCTGTATAAATGGAGGAGTTCTTGTTGTAAAATAAATGTCATAGATATAGTCTTTGTATTCTTCTACTAAACTATAAAATTTTTGAAACTCGTCAATTTTTAATTTAGGATTTAGTGGTATACTAAATATCTTCATTTTTCCATTCATTCCAATGCGGCCATTTATCTAACGGACATGCTACTCCTGGAGTTTCATCTTTAATACTTGACTTAGCATATGCAAGGCATCCACAATTACCACATATCATTCTATACGGTTCTTCGTTTTCGCCTTCGCCTATAATACCAAACTCACAACCTTTACATATGCCAAGGCGATGCATTCTGAAATCCCAGTCTCCAAGTTCATAATCATTCGGAGTCGGGACGTTTGAGTAAATTTTTGACATCGTCATAACCAATTTGTGTCAGTAAATTTTCAGCAGCCGACTTGCCACCGTAGTCACCTGTGATACCTGTAATATTTGGAAGCTCAAATGGTTTTTCATTTGGTTCGTTTTGAATTAAAAGATTGCGTGTAGCATCTTGGATTTGTGCAATGCCTTTTTCCATTTTGCTGCTGTTTGCAAGTGCATAAGCAATAGTTGCTTTTTGTACATCTGCAGGCATTTGCATAATACTTTCAAGGTTACCAGTACCAATTTTCCCAGTAGTAAGCATGTCATACATTGCTTGTCTGCCCATACGTTTAACCCAGTATTCTTTTTCTTTTTCTTCCCAGTTATCTTTATATGATTTAATAGTATCTAATGTATCCTTTGGGGCAACTTTTTTTGCAATGTTTACAAACTTTTGTAATTCCATATTTGTTTGCGACATGCGAATCTGTGCTTGATCCCAATCATAGCGACATTTTTTAAGTTCAATTTCTAATAATTCTTTTTCAAGATCATCTTCTTCTTTTTCAATGTCTCTTTGATATTTGCGAATTTTAACATCAAGTTTGTCAAGAGCATACTGTGCTTCTGCAAGAATATCTACTCTTGATCTAATTTCTAAACTTATTTGTTGAATTTTTCTGTGGTCTGTTACTTCGTTATTAATAACAAATGATTCGCTTTGAAACTCACTGTACGGTGTAATTTCAGTTGCTAGATAATTTAAAAGTTCATGATCTTCTGCATTAGAAGTAACTGTTTCAACATATTCTGAAATGTCGAATTTTTTATCTTCAGGGGTGCTGCTCTTTTGTACGTAGCCACCGTCTTTAAGAACAATAGGGTTTTTTGCCATTAATAGATCTCCAATAGAAGTTTGTACATCTATTTATGAAGTATTAATTAAGGCTTATTTAGATATGAATTGCAAAATCACGCTTAACAGCATCGCCAAACTCAGAGTGTCTTGGAATACCAAACCAATCTTCTGCTAGAACTGCTAAGTCTCTAATAGTAGTTGCAGCTTCAAGTTTATCAGTATAATACTGTTTTTCGCCAATTAGTCTACCAACTTCTTCGTCGTATGCTGCTGCTTTTGCAAGAACTTTTGAAATAATAACTTCTACAGCAACACGTCTACCTGATGAAATTGCATCTAGTAATGGGCCGCCACCTGCTTCTGCTTCTTTACGCTGTTGTGTCCAAGTACCCATTTCGTATTCAATAGCAGTGTTGTTTAGTGCTGCTACTCGCTGTCTATAAATTTCTTCAACATGTCTACGTAAAATAATTCTTGAGAAATCAGCAACTTTTTTGGCTTCTTCGCTAGTCCACGGACGTACAATTTTTTCATAGTTTTCAGGTGCAGTTTCAGTACCTTTAGTAGGAGTCATTGCTCCTGTAATAGTATTTTTATAACCTTTTGAAGCAGGTCTTAAAAAATTAATACCTTGATCTGCAAGATGCTCTGGAAATATTTCAGGATTTCCAAGTTCCCAGTTAACCCAGTCTGGATTTCCTACCTCAACTAATTGTAAATTAAAGTTTTGATAGATAAAAACGTGTCTAGGGTCGTTTTCTGCTGAAGTTTGTCTATATAAAATGTACATCCTATTTCCTCTTATGCAATCCTTGAGCCACCGTCGCCTGAACTCATTGATCTATCTGCGTTACCTAAGTTTTGTCCAGAAGCACTAGTAAAGTTTTGTCTCCAGTACCAACCATTTTGACATGCCTGCGGACTACATGCACCAAGTGCATATCCCCAATCTTGACCTTCTGCATAGTTAGTTTCACCGCATGGTCCAACTGGTTTACTTACCCAGTTATTTGAAATACTATTATTTGAGAAGTTATGTCTATGATAAGTTGAAGTATTATTACCACTATTTTCAACTAGTGCAAATCCATGTTTGCTTGATAATGATTTACTGTGTGCTTGGTTTGATCCACCAGGTGTAACACCACCTGACCAACTTTCGTTACTAAACGCAAACTGCTGACCATAATACGCATCATAGCCTCTTTCATCACTTTCCCAAGCATTACCGTAGTTATTTGAACTACCTCCTGCAACAGTACTAATGCTGTTGTTGCTAAATGTGTGTTTAATATTAGTTGAGTTATTACCGCCAATTGTATAGTTTGCCGCAGTACCAACTTTACCACCGTGATTACTCATTGTACCAGCATCGTCTTTAGAAGTACCGTGGTTACCATTGCTAAAACTTGATTCAGTAAACATGTTCATGCCTGAATAGTCTGAATAAGAACCTAGTCCGCCACCAGTACCGTATACCCACATACCAGTATCACCCCAACCACCTGAGCAGTAACCTGCATTTCTGTCTAGTCTGTCGCCTAGTGCAGTATATCCGTTGTTAGAAATTTGCAGTCTGTGACCTGCTCTATGTACTGTAGAACCTACGTATCCGCCTACAATATAACCATATGAGTAAACTTGTCTGTAGTAATATTCGTTATTAACTGTAATAGCAAATGCGCGATCTGTATAATCGCCTAGTAGCGTATCAGTTGCACGTAAAGTAAAGTTAAATGTTTGACTCCAGGCACCACTTAGTGTTGACCAGTCAACTGTGCCTGTAATAGTACCTGAACTGTTAATACTTAAACCTGAAGGTAAACTACCACTTGCTACACTAATTGAAATACCGTGTCCTTGTGGATCGTAAGCAGTAAAACTATTACTAAACGAAGTCATAGTATTTGTACTGTATGTAGTACCTGCGCCTTGGTTCCAAACAGGACCATCGTTAACCAATGACGTCATTGTAAATGACTTATCAGTAGTTCTTCCGCTGCTATCAGTTGCTCTAAGTGTAAAGTTGTAATCTGTATTTGAACTTACGCCTGGTGCTGTAAATGTTAATACACCAGTTGTGCCGTTAATGCTTGTACTAACTAGTGATCCTGCACTAACAATAGAATATGTAATGCCGCCACCTTCTGGGTCAGTTGCGTTAAATGTATATGTGTTTTGAGTATTTTCCCAATAATCGCCAATGTCTGCACCAGTAGTCCAAATTGGATCTGCGTCAACTGTAACAGCATCTTCAAGAATAAAACTTAAACCTGTGCTGTTTACAACAGACAAACTGTACGGTTCGCCTGCTTGTGTCATTGTATTTGGTGCTGTAAATACTGCTTGTACTTGTGTACCGCTAAGTCTAGTTACACTTGAAGGAACAACAGTACTACCGTCCGAGCCATATGCTCTAACTGTTACACTTGAACTAAAGTTACTACCGTTAATAACAATAGTTTGGGTTGTATCTGAATCGTTAACAATACTTGGATTTGCAGCACTCACAGTTGGCGGAGCAGCGATCGGCACCCATCCATTTGCTGTATATTGCTCTAGTACCTCAATAGTAGTGTTATGACGAATCATACCTACTGTTGGACTTGTAGGTCTTTGAGCAGTAGTACCGCTAGTTATTCCTGTATATGCACCAGTAAATTCTGCGTTTTTACCAGTAAAGTCTCTTAAGTCAGCCATTATAATACCTCAATTAGTTTCCATCCATGTGTAGCGTTTGTATATACCAAACCTATTGCAGCATTTTCTGTTGACAGCACTAAATCTTCACTTAAAGACATAATGTTATTACCGTTTCTAGCAATAGTACAGTTGTTAGTATCAAACGTACCTGCTAGGTCCATAATTCTAATAGTGTCACCAATTGCAGCAGTACCTGGTAGTGTAATTGTAACTGCTCCTGCTGATGTATCAACCATTAATGCTTCACTCTTATTTATTGCTGTGTTAGTTGTTGTTATAATCCAGCGTACACTACCTGCTGCTTCCCAAGTTCCGCTGTTACCGTAAACTTCTAACGCACCGTTAGTGTCGTTATAACGGAAGAAACCTGTTTCTGCAGGATCTGGACGTTGCGCTGTTGTACCTACCGGTAACGCAATGTGTGAAGTACCGCCGCCTCTGGACAGTGCTAATTGGATTTGGTCGCCGACATATGTAACAATCGCACGTTCTGTTGGAACAGAAGTATCTGAATTGTCAGCCATTGTACCGTCTGTACTAAATTCGTTAATTGTAGCACCAGTTTTACCAGCAGTAATACTACCAAGTTGTAGTTCGTTCAAACCTGTTAAGTCGAATTCTTCTGATGATAGTGTTGCTCTACCTGTGGCCTGTTCAACCTTAAAGTAGTCACCAACTCGGAAGTTACCATCTTGGTCTGTAGTTACATAGAACACACGCCCGCCGTTTGTAGCAAGTGTTTCTCTTGCTTGGTCTGGTTGCTGTGTATAGTCTGCTTGGATAATAACCGGATAGTTTGTATCTGCAAAACCACCTGTACCAATGTCTAGGAAGTCATGTCCTGTCATACGCACCTGACTGAATGATTCACGGAAGAATATCTGTGTATTATCATCTGGTGTTAAGTTTGATGTCATTGCAGGTTCAATACTAATTCTACAAGTACCTGATGCAGATCTTGCTGGAGCCGATGATGGTCCTAAGTCTGCAATAGTAGCAATAGTACTCATATTAGTTGTAACAATGCTAATTGCACCTGTTTCTGGTGTTAGCAAGTTATCGTAACGTGTTTCTCCTGAATATGGAACTGATGGATCAATACCGTTTAGCACGTTACCTACTAAACTGTTCATGTAGTTTAGTGCAGCAACAGTTTGTGCTTTTTGACTTGGAGGTAGTATTGAAACAGAACCGTTCCAATATTCTAAACCTGCGTCAATTGAGTGATCGTTTTGTTCGTATGTACCCGGAGTACTTGAATCTAAGTCAACTAACAATCCATCAATGATTAAACCAATGTCTCTACGACATGTAGCTTCGTCATAAACAAATGCTAGTACATCATTAATATAATCAATTGTATCGTTAACTAGTGTAGTTCTTAAGTTACCAATAATGTTAGCAGTGCTACGTAATTCTTCGGTAATACCTAGTGTTTGTAAATCTGGAACAACTTCGTTTGGTAGTACACCAACGCCGTTTTGGATAGCATCAATAATGTAATCCATAAATGTATCTAATGAAGTTACTTCACTAGCAGTACCTGCGCCATTACTTGTATCTTGTGTTTCAGTGTTGCCAGATTCTGGTGTAATTGAGTTTTCTAATACAACATCACCAATCAAACCTTTTAAGTGTGTAAATGCGTTAACTGTAGCAGTGATCTCACCTGGATCTGTAATAACAGCAGTTGCATTTTCAAAGTATGCTGTTGCTGCTCTACGTGTAGCACTGTTACCACCGTATAGTAAGTCATAACATAATGCGTCAGCAATATAACCTGTGTCACGTCCACATACTGCAACGTTGATTCCTGCAGGTGGATTGTTGTTGTTTACATATGCAACTACATCTTCTTGTAAGAATGTTCTGTTTGCTTGGATTTGATCAACTGCATTAATAACACCAGTTGATGTTCCTGTTGGTGGATCAAATACTAATGGATCTGCTGCTGTATCTGTACTAGTTACACCATTTTGAATAATATCTAGTACTTCGTTAACTGCTACTTCAACACGGCTTTGTCCTAGTGAACTTGCCGCAACCGCAGTTGATAGTGTATCTCTAATATATTCAATAGCGCCAATAGTTTCAGTTAACTGATCTGCTTTTAGTGTAGCAGTTGTAGCACGTTGATATGCTAGACCTGCTGTTACTGAGTTATAGTTAGTACCTAGTGCTGAGTCCCATTGAGCAGCGTCAATAATAATACCTGAGTCTCTACGACATTTTGCTTCGTCGTATGTAAACTGTGGATAGTTAGTGTTAATCCAACCAATAACTTCTTCTTCAATAAATAGTCTGTTACCGTTTAACTGGTCATATACATTAGGGTTATTATCCTGTGTATCACCAAAACTTTCAATAAAGTTATCAACAGCAATCGCAAAGTAATCTTGGTCAATACCTGCAATTTGAATAACTGAACCTTCTTTTGGAATACGTGCTAGGTCACTAATACTAAAGTTAACACCAGTACCAATACCAGCAAAACCTGCTCTAGTACCAATCACAGTGTTTACTTGTGTTGGATCTTGACGTAATGAATAATCAGTTATAGATGCCGCAGTAAGCACAGGACTTAACAAGTGTACACTGTAAGTAGTTGCTTCTGCTAATGTATCATCTGTTGTAACATAAGAGTTGTTAGTTGTAATTGTCCAACTACCACTTGCAAGTGTGCCCAAGTCGTTGTTATCACGCTGTACATCAAATATTACAGAGTTTGCGTTGTTTATACCGCCTGTAATAATGTTAACACCGTTTAGTTCAACGCCGTACAATGCAATATTGTCAGTTCCGTTTGTATAATCTTTAGTGTATTCAATAGTATTACCGTTACTTGAAATTCTCATTAACACACCAATATCATGTGATCCATTGTTAAAGTAACCCGAAGTATAAATCCAATCACCCTGTGCTTTAACAGCATGCCAAGCACCTACATTTGAACCACTTGCTAATTGTTTCTGCCAAGCAACTGTACCATCTAGTCTAATTCTCATAGCAAACGGACGATCTACAGTTTGGTGCGTAGCCTGACCTACAGCCATAAAGTAAATGCCGTCGCCGTTACCATTATCTAGTGCTAGATCATTAAATGTAATATCACCGTACTCGTATGATTCTTCTAAAATACCTAGTGTTGACAATCTTGTCATAATACTTGTATTATTAGTATCGTCACGCATCATAACAAATAGTTTGTTCTCTGCATCTGCATTACCGTTATTTTCATATGTATCTTCAGAGTTACCTGGAGCAACAGTAAATGCACCACAACTTGCTTTCATAGTGTTTAATGAACCGCTGCTGTAACTAATACTACGTGACCATTGTTCAAGACCAGCAGCGTTAATTTTAATAACTGTAACACCATTTGTAGAGTGGTTGCCAATAATATATGTATTAGATCCATCAGTTACCATATCTACAATTTCATCTGTTGAAGAAATAGTTTTTTGGAATTGAATTTCACCCGACTTAGTAATTTTAAGAACAAAGCCTCTATTTGCTGCTCCGTCCCAATGAATACCACCACAGAAGTAAGCATCAGATGTTTCAACTACTGAGTGTAGTGTACCAAATGCACCTGTGTATGTGTATACCCAGTCTGGGTCGCCACCTGAATTATATTTTGCAATAATAGGAAC